TACGTTATCCTGCTGGACATGCCAAAGCTGGTAAGCCTTTATTCAAACGTAGGTTTATACCTGCCCGTCTTTCCGATAATCCTTACTTAGCAAAACAAGGTGACTACGAAGCAATGCTTTTGTCTTTACCTGAACAACAACGTAGGCAGTTACTAGATGGTGATTGGGATATTAAAGAAGGCGCAGCCTTTACAGAGTTTGATAGAAACATACATGTAGTTGAACCTTTCTATATTCCTAGTAACTGGGTAAAGTTTAGAGCTTGTGACTATGGGTACGGAAGTAAATCTGGTGTAGTTTGGTTTGCTGTTGCACCTAATGAACAATTAATTGTATACAGAGAGTTATACGTAAGTAAAGTATTAGCTGCAGATTTAGCAGATATGATTGTAGACTTAGAGGCTGAAGATGGAAATATTAAGTATGGCGTTCTTGATAGTTCTTTATGGCACAAGCGTGGTGATACTGGCCCGTCATTGGCTGAACAAATGATTCAACGTGGATGTCGTTGGCGTCCATCAGATAGATCTAAAGGTTCACGTGTAGCTGGTAAAAACGAAATACATAGAAGGCTGCAAGTTGACGAATTTACAGAAGAGCCTCGTATGGTGTTTTTTGATACTTGTATCAATACAGTTTCTCAATTACCAGCCTTACCAATTGACAAAAGAAACCCAGAGGATATTGATACAACCTCTGAAGATCACTTGTACGATGCTTTAAGATATGGTATTATGTCAAGACCACGGTTTAGTATATTTGACTACGATCCAAATGGAAGACCACAGGGTGGTATGCGAGTAGCAGATGCTACCTTTGGTTATTAAGGGAAGATAAATGGCAGAAGAAAACGAAGGCTTTATTGAAGATGACGCTATTGTATTAGCAGATAGCGAAGACTCTACTATTGATGATGCAGATACTTCTAAAATTATTCCATTTATTATGGAAAAGTATAATCGTGCAGATGATTATAGACAGCAAGATGAAGACCGTTGGTTACGTGCTTATCGTAACTATCGTGGTCTTTATGGTTCAGATGTTCAATTTACAGAAGCAGAAAAATCTAGAGTATTTATTAAAGTAACTAAAACAAAAACATTAGCTGCATATGGGCAAATTGTTGATGTATTATTTGCAGGACAAAGATTTCCACTTACCGTAGATCCTACGGAACTTCCTGATGGCGTTGTAGCGGATGTAAACTTTGATCCTAAAGAACCTGAACAGCTAAAACAATCGGGTATGGGTGAGATTGTAAATCCTTATGGGTTTGCGGGTGATGGTAAAGAACTACCTGCAGGTGCTACAGCTAAAACACTTGCAGAAAGTTTAGGTCCAGTAAAAGATAAGTTACAAGATATTAATGGTGTACGTGAGGGAGTAGGTAAAACTCCTACTGCAATTACTTTTAGTCCAGCTATGATTGCTGCTAAAATGATGCAAAAGAAAATACATGATCAATTAGAAGAATCTAGCGCAAGTAAACATTTGCGTAGTACTGCTTTTGAAATGGCACTATTTGGTACTGGTGTAATGAAAGGCCCATTTGCCGTAGATAAAGAGTATCCCAACTGGAATGAGGAAGGCGAATACTCACCTGTAATTAAAACTATACCACAAGTATCCCATGTATCTGTGTGGAATTTTTATCCAGACCCAGATGCAAATAATATTGAAGAAGCTCAGTTTGTAATTGAACGTCACAAAATGTCACGTACACAATTGCGTAATTTAAAAAGACGCCCTTACTTTAGAAACTCTGTAATTGATGAAGCCATACAGTTAGGCGAAAATTATAGCAAAGAATCTTGGGAAGATGATTTATCTGATTATGCACCAGAGCATGGTGTAGAACGTTATGAAGTATTAGAGTATTGGGGTATGGTAGATACTGAAATGCTTGTAGAGCAAGGTGTAGACATTCCTGATGAGCTAAGTGAAGTAGATGAGCTACAAGCTAATGTATGGATTTGTAATGGTAAACTATTGCGAATGGTACTTAATCCATTTAAACCTGCTCGTATTCCTTACATGGCTGCTCCATATGAATTAAACCCATATTCATTCTTTGGTGTAGGTATTGCAGAGAATATGGACGATACACAAACTTTAATGAATGGCTTCATGCGAATGGCAGTTGATAATGCTGTACTATCTGGTAATCTTTTAATTGAAGTTGATGAAACTAACTTAGTCCCAGGCCAAGATCTATCAGTATATCCTGGGAAAGTATTTAGACGCCAAGGTGGTGCCCCAGGCCAAGCTATCTTTGGTACTAAGTTTCCAAATGTTGCTGCGGAAAACTTGCAGCTATTTGATAAAGCAAGGGTATTAGCAGATGAGTCTACTGGATTTCCATCTTTTGCTCATGGTCAAACAGGGGTATCAGGTGTGGGTCGTACTGCTTCTGGCATTTCTATGCTTATGGGTGCCGCACAAGGCGGTGTAAAGAACGTAATTAAAAACGTAGACGATTACTTACTTCGTCCGTTGGGTGAAGGTTTATTTAGATTTAATATGCAGTTTGACTTTGATCCTAATATTAAAGGGGATCTTGAAGTTAAGGCACGTGGTACAGAAAGCCTTATGGCTAATGAAGTACGTAGTCAACGTCTTATGCAGTTTATGCAAATATCTTCTAGCCCAGCACTTGCCCCTTTTGCAAAGTTTCAGTACATCATAAGAGAGATTGCAAAGTCTCTTGAGTTAGACCCAGATAAAGTAACTAACAATATGGATGAAGCAGCTATTCAAGCAGAGCTAATGAAAGGCTTTCAACAGCCAGCAGCAGAAGCAAACCCAATGGACCCCACAGGAGCAGGGGGTGGTAATATAGGTACAGGACAAGTACCTACACCTCAAGAACAAGGATTTAGTGGAAATGATCAAGGACAAGGAGCACCTCAAGAAGCTCAAGGGGCTGGTGAACAACCAGCAGCAATGGGGCCAGTTCAGTAACTATTTAGATGAAGTAATTGCACAACAGCATCGTGCTATGGAGCAAACAGATAACGACAAGGTTATGTATAGAGCACAAGGTGCCATATACCAACTACGTAGATTAAAATTACTTAGAGATGAAGTGTTAAAAAATGGCTAATAAAAAAGTAGGTACAAAAACAGGCAAGCAAACACAAGCAGGAAGAGATGTATATGTAACTCCTGAAGGTGAGAATGTGTCTGAAAAATCTACTACATTTAAATACAAAGGTAAATGGATAAATGTACCTAGTATACACGATGGTCATAGATACGATGATGACACATTAAAAATTATGTTAGAAGCTGAAATAATTACGCCAACAAGTACACACGAAAATAGACAAGAGGCAGAAGCAGCCGCAAAAAAACGTAGTGATGAATTAAAATTTAACAAAGGTGGAACCCCAATGAAAGATCAAATGGAACTTTTTGAAGACGGTGGCCTCAAAGATGAGGGTGGCACAGTAGATGAAGTATCTGGAAACGAAGTTCCAATTGGTGGCACTAAAAAAGGTGTTCGTGATGACGTACCTGCTATGGTAAGTGAGGGTGAGTTTGTTTTTCCTGAAGATGTAACACGATACATTGGTTTAGATAAACTAATGCAAATGCGTCAAGAAGCTAAGATGGGTTTAAAACGTATGGAAGCTATGGGTCAAATGGGTAATGGTGATGAAGCCACTATCCCAGATGATATGCCTTTTAGTATGGCTGATCTTGTTATTGTAGCGGGTGATACGGGTGAAGAATTAGAAATGCAAGAAGGTGGATTTGTTACACGTCCTACTACAGTTACTCGTACACAACCACAATCTACATATACTTCACCACCACAACAATTTACAACAGCACAGCCTACAACAGTACGTAGACTTACACCTGAAATTCAACGTCCACAAAGATCTTCTATTAACTTTAAAAAACTAATGGGTGAAGCTAGTATTTCATACGTAGAGTATCGTAATGCCGCAGGTGCTAATATGATGATACCTCATGTTGGTGGTGTACCTGTATTTCCCATTCCTGAAGGATATACAAAATACGAAGGTCCAGATGTAGATGAAAATGCAGGTGAAACAGAAATAGTAAATGAAGTACAAGAAAAAACTGTTGCATTTAATGAGGCTAACAAAAATAATAGTGATCCTATTATAAAAAATGCGTTTGTAGAAGCTGGTAGTTGGGATAATTCTCCTATTGATATGTACCTTAAAGAAGCATTAAAATTTGTTAATGGTACATCTGCTACAGTAAATGGTTTAGTTAGTGCCGTATCAGGTGGTGTTCTTTCACCTTTTGTTTATGGCTTTTCAGCTTTAGAAAAAAGAAGAATACTTGCTACTATAGATGATAGAATTAAAAATAATCCAGAACAAGCTGCAGATCTTCTTAAAATTAAAAAAGCTTTAGAAGAAGGTAAACCTTTACAATCTGCTATTGGTTTTGTTACTAATGCGGTCAAAGGTATTGGACAAAAAATATTTGGATTAGAGGAAGAACAAGCAGAAGCTGCAGCAACTAATACTATTCAAACTGAAATAGAACAAGTTGCTCCTTCTTATGCAACTATGGATATGGGTGAAGCGGGTAGAACTTCACGACCTATGCAAGAACAAGTTGTTTCTACTCAACCTGCAGAAACTGCACCTGTATATTCGTTTATAGCTACAGATCCAAGAGTTTCCCAAACCCCTGTAGGAGCAGTAGCAGATCCAACTATAACAAATCCAGATCACAGATTAATATACGGAGATAGTTTTAGTGCAGGTAATAATAAATTTACAATACAAAATACAGGACGTATATCTGTTACAAATCCTTTAGGAGGTACTGTTGAGGTTAATCCATTAGGAAGATCTTTAAAAAATGTTCAAGATGAAATTTTAAATATAACAGGTCAACCTGTTACTTACACAGGTCCATCTCCTGAAGAGATTGTAATGCAACAACCTATTTCTGTACCCGTAGGTCCAACAGGTGGTTATGATGAACAACCTATAATGCAAGGTGCTGAAATACTTGGTCAGCTAGAAGCTCCAATTATGTATGGACAACCTTCTCCCACTGCAGCTAAAGTAGAAATTACCCCTTACGAAGGTTCTGTAGAACAGGCTGCAGGATTAAGTGTGTCAGAACAAATGCGTAGAATGACAGAAGAAAGAGAGCAACAACGTAAGCAAGTTATAGATCCTGAGTTTACTAAAGGTATTCCTGAACCCGATTTTGATCCACGAGGACGTAATCAAATACCTACAGTAGAACAAAAACAAAGTTCATTAAGTCCTGTTCCCGTACCTGTAGGTCTAACAGGTAGTTACGATGAAGTGCCCTCTTCAATTACTCCTGTTACTGCCGCAACCGCACCTGCGCCTTCTTATGCAACTATGGATATGGGCGAAGCAGGTAGAACAAAACAAGTTCAAGTAAAATCTGAACCTAAAAAAGTTGAAATTTCATTTGATGAAGCCTTTATCGCAGCAAGGGAAGCAGAAAAAAAAGCAGGAAAAAAATCTGGAACTAGTAAGTTTGAATACAAAGGTAAATCCTACACAACTGAAACTGCAAAAGAAAAAGATACAAGAAGTAAAACAACTTCTACAACAAGTCGTGCTGATGGTGATGTAGGGTACATGGTAGCGGGTGCTGGCTACACAACTATTAATGGTAAAATGCCCACATCGGAACAACAAAAAGAACAACGTATTGCAGCAGCTAATGCAAAAGCTGCAGGTAAAGATCCACAAGCTGCAGTAAACAAAGTAGTAGAAAAACAAAAAGATGATAAGCCCACTACTACAACTAGTAGCACAGATAAAACTAAAAATGTTGCATCTTCAGGTCGTACAGAAGCAGAAATTCAAAAAGAAATTAATGCTGAGTTAGACAAAGGTGGGTGGAATAGTAAATTAAACGATCTTGTAAAAGAACGTGACAGTGCTCGTTCAAATGAGGGTACTTCAGGTAGTGGTGATAGTGGGGGATCTAGTACTAGTTCTAGTATTGGTGGCGGTTATAGTTGCTATGTTGCTACAGCTTTATCAAGTAAAGGTTATTGGTCAAATACACGTAAATTAAAATTAATTAAATGGTGCATAGATGCAAAACCAGAAGGCAAATTAGACACTAAGCTATGGCGCAACGGTTATGTAACTTTTGGTAAAAACGTTATTGCACCTAGAGTTAGTAATAAAATAATTCAATGGTTGTCGAATGGATTCTACTATGCTACAGTTTACAAAAAGAAAAATATTCAGGCAATTGTTGGTAAATTATTTTTTTATATTCCCTCATACACAATTGGTATATGGAAAGCACTACGGGGTAAACTTGTAGATATTGAAAGGACATAATATGTTAAATAAACCAAAAACCCCACTTACAGAATATCAAGAGTATAAAAAAAATGTTATGGCTCGTTTAATGTCATTAGAAGCAGAAGAAACAGAACATTTAAAAAATTTATATGGTAAACCTGAGTTAATAACATTAGGTAAAATTGTAGGTGAAGATGTCACAAAGGCATTAGCAGATGGTATTAATAGCATTGTACAGGGTGGAAAACAAAAACCCATGCAACAATCTTCTGTTAAAAAACGTGGACTAGCAACACGTTAAATTGCTAGATATGCTGGCTACTCATCCCCCTACCAACACTAGGCTACGGTGGCCCCAGTAAGGAACTTAAAATGGCTAATGATATTATGGCAGAAGAAATGCAAACAGAAAAGAAAGTTGCATTTGCTAATCGTAAGTATAGTAATGAAGATAAATTAAAAAAAGACGAAGAAGAACTAGAACAACTTATTGCAGAACAACGTGGTGAAACTAAAGAAGAAGAAAAACAAGAAGCTGAACCCGTAGGTGCAGAAGAAAAAAGTTTTAAAAAACGTTATGGTGATTTACGCCGCCATATGCAAGAAAAAGAAAAGTCTTGGGATGAAAAGTTTAAACAACTTGAAGGCCAACTAAAAGACGTAACACAAAAAGAAATTAAACTACCTAAGTCAGATGATGACATTGAAGCGTGGGCAACACAGTATCCTGACGTAGCAGCCATTGTAGAAACTATTGCAATTAAAAAGGCACGTGAGCAAGCTGCAGGATTAGAAGATCGTGTAAAAGAAATTGATGAAATGAGAGCTACAGCCTCACGTGAAAAAGCTGAAGCTGAACTTATGAAAGCGCATCCTGACTTTGGCGATATTCGTGATAGTGATGATTTTCATCAGTGGGCAGATGAACAACCTAAGTGGGTACAAGACGCATTATACGAAAATGATAATGACGCTCGTTCTGCCGCACGTGCTATTGATCTATATAAATCAGATCGTAATATTAAAACTAAAAAACCTGCAGATAATAAAGATGCTGCACGTTCAGTAAATAGTCGTAATAGTCGTAGTCAACCTGAAGATAGTGATACATCTACAACATTTAAAGAATCTCAGGTAGCTAAGATGTCACCACAACAGTATGAAAAAATGTCTGATGCTATTATGGAATCTATTCGTACTGGTAAATTTGTTTACGATATGTCTGGTTCTGCCAGATAAAGCTATTGACATATAATATATTTATGATATAACTATATGTACAATCGGTAGTATGGCCCTGTTAGGTATTAACTACAGTTACCCATACTGCTAATTAACTAAACTATCCGCAAACACAATTAAGCTTTCGGACAACCTAATGTCTCATGGCCCGTTACACTAGAAGGTAGGCCAACTTTCTATATAGCGCACCCTAGTAGTATTAGCCTCTGTATAAGTCATTAGTCGTTTGCATCTGTGATTTAATGCTAGGAGAAATTAAAATGGCATTTACATCCGCTGCTGGTTACGGCAATTTACCTAATGGTAACTTCTCACCAGTAATTTATAGCAAACAGGTGCAACTTGCTTTCCGCAAAGCATCTGTCTGTGAAGCAATCACCAACTCTGATTATTTCGGAGAAATTGCTGCAATGGGTGACTCAGTTAAAATTATTAAAGAACCTGAGATCACTGTTAAAGCATATGAGCGTGGTACAACTATTACACCACAAGATCTTGACGATGAAGATTTCTCATTGACAATTGATAAAGCGAACTACTTTGCTTTTAAAGTTGACGATATTGAGGAAGCCCATAGTCATGTCAATTTCCAAAGTCTTGCATCAGATCGTGCTGCTTACCGTTTGGGTGATCAGTTTGACCAAGACGTACTTGGCTACTTGACAGGCTTTAAACAGGCTGCTATTCATGGTACGCCCAATACAGTAAACTCAACTGTAAACGGTACTGTTGCTGTATCTACTGCAGGTACTGACGAACTACTGTCTTCAATGAAAATTGATGCAGCAGACTTCGGTGGTTCAGGTGGTGATGCTTTGGCATTGCAGCCACGTACAGGTGGAGCAACTGACTCAACTCCTGCCGTTGGTGATACTTTTCCATTGACAGTTATTGCACGTATGTCACGTCTGTTGGATCAACAGAATGTGGATACTCAAGGCCGTTGGTTGGTAGTAGATCCTGTGTTTATGGAGTTGTTGAAAGACGAAGACTCACGTTTGTTTAATGCTGACTTTGGTGGTTCTGGATTGCAGAACGGTCAAATCGGAACAAACATTCATGGTTTCCGTGTATACACCTCAAACAATTTGCCATCAGTAGGTACTGGTCCTTCCTTCACAGGAACGAACTCATCTACTAACTATGGTATGATTGTTGCAGGACACGATTCAGCCGTTGCAACTGCAGAGCAGATCAACAAAACTGAAACATATCGTGATCCAGATTCATTCGCTGACATTGTTCGTGGGATGCATCTATATGGTCGCAAGATCCTTCGTCCAGAAGCTCTTGTGAACGCTAAGTATCACTTGGCATAAGGG